CACCAGAAGATGCAACTAAGGTTTTTAATGTGGCAACTTATTCTAGTAACGGTAACAGTAATATATTTAATACTGGTTTTGATGTTGATATGAATATTACCACAAGAACTGGTGGCACTAATAACTATAATCTTGCAAGATTAACAGGCTCAAAATATTTATGGACAGATGGAACTAATGCAGAAGCGGATTTAGGCGATACTCCTCTTTGGGATGGGGCAAGTAATTCAATAGATTTAAGCACTAGTTTTTGGGGAACTACTAGTGATACTGTTAGTTGGTCTTGGAAACGTGCACCCTCGTTTTTCGATGTGGTTGCTTGGGATGGAAATAATACTGCAGGAAGAACAATAAGTCATAATCTTGGTGTAGTGCCAGAAATGATATGGATTAAAAACAGACAATACTCTGTTGGTGAAGATTGGGCTGTTTATCACAAAGGTTTAAACGGAGGAACTGACCCAGAAGATTATTATTTAAGATTAAATGCAAATAGTTCTGAATCAAATAATGCAGGTAATTTTAATGATACTGCACCAACCTCAACAGTATTTACTGTAGGTGCTGATAGAAGAGTAAATGGTAATGTTGCAGATGGTAATAGATATATAGCCTATCTTTTCGCTACCGTAGCAGGTGTATCCAAGGTGGGAAGCTATACTGGGAATGGCGGTACACAAAACATAGATTGTGGATTTAGCAGCGGTGCAAGGTTTGTACTTATCAAAAGATCAAGCAATGCCCAAGATTGGTATATTTTTGACTCTACAAGAGGAATTGTTGCAGGAAACGATCCTTATTTAAAGCTAAATACTACTGATTCAGAAGCAACAGCAGCAGATGAAATAGATCCATTATCTTCTGGGTTTACAATTCATCAGACAGGTTCTGCAGGTATTAATTTTAGTGGTCACACATACATCTTTTATGCCATTGCGTGAGCCATAATCAACTGACGAAAGGAGTATCAACTGATGTCAGAATACAGAGAAAGAACAACAGGCGAAGTTAAGAGCCAAGGCGAGTGGA